GACTTCGTGTGGGGTAACCTGCCCATCCAGCCGAATGACGTTCGCGCAGAGAACGGTGGAGGACTTCTGTCCGCCTCTCTGGACAATCACAGCACTGCGTACCAAGGCTACAACGGATACCCTCTGTACACCCCTAATACTCAGGGTCTTGAAGGTGCTGGCTACATCGTAGTTCCGAGTGTTCTTGGTTTGGCTACGGCTGTAGCAACTCGTCTCCTTACGGATGACGGGCTTGTTGTTACCACAGCTACTGCTGCAACTAACACTGCTACGCAGCCTACCCGTGTTAATGTCACGGCAACGACTGCTGCAACCATCACAGTTGCTGGTGGAACGAGCACATGGGCAGTTGGAACCAAGGTCACTATCGCAACTGGTACGGGTATCCCCGCCGCAGTTGTTGGTACGTGGACTGTTACAGGCGGTAGCGGAACGACCCTCGTTATTGCTGGTACTGGCTGGACCGTCGCAGATTCGGGCGCAATTACGCCGGGAACGAAGCTCACTGGTGCAACCGGAACCATTAAGTCGCAATCGGTTGCTGCTGGTGCTGACAACATCGCAGTCGGCACGGCAATCACGATTACTCCTTGGGCTTAATATAAGGACTAGTCAATGGCAAACACACCGCAACGCATGCCCCACTCAATGCCCTCGCAGGCAGAGATGGAAGCACGCATGGCTAATGTGAGTGCCAATGACCCAAGGAACCGTCTTTACGGTTTTAACAGGGCTGCGGCGGATGAGGCGTTTCAAATCAGCCGCCGCAGCCATGTCACTCCTACGGGAACTCCGGTGGTTGGAATGTCCCCCAATCCCGATGTTATTGACGAATCGTTTGCGGCAGCTCTTCCAATTGCTTCTGGTCGCGGAGAGTTTGCTCGTACCACTACCTATAACGCGACTGCTCGGCGATACGGCTACAACGCCTTCACTACGGAAGCGTACGCGCTTCTGACAGACCAAACCTCGGATGCTGAGGCGCTTGGTTATGACGTGACTTCGGGTACGTATTATTCGCCAACGCAATACGCAAACCTTGCTGCGGACCCTCGTGACCACCAGTTTGGTCCTGCGCCTATTACCGTGCGCCCAACTTCTACAACAAACCCTAAGAGACCGCGGACTATTGCTGCCGGTTATGACCCAGACAGAAAAACTTTGACGGTCATTTTTAGAGATGGCACCTTTTATAACTACTACAATGTGGGTCGTCAGGCATGGGACGGGTTCAAGGCTGCGGCATCTAAAGGTCGTTACATCCGACGTTATCTTGACCAAAAGCCTCGCGGATATGCGGAGATGTCGTACTTGTCGCAACAAGCTCAGGAACTCTTCTACCGAGTCTCTCGTGTAAACCAACAGCTGTTTGCCGGAGCACAGAGCATGCGCCCGAAGCGCCAACCCAAACCCCGTGTCAACAATCATCGAGGCGGAAAACCACCAATAAGAAGGCGTAAACCCTAGCTAATGCCCAAGGTACACAACATCGGCTCAAATCGGTTCATTCAATTTCTTAACTTCCCGGCTGACTGGGGATGGCGCGTTTGTGTGAAAGGTTGGACCCAAGAAATTGAAGACCCTTTTCGCTTCTCTGAGCCATACATACTGAGACTTCCTTTTCGCAAGGCGATAGTGTTTGGTCGTTGGTTGGGCACATGTTCTGAGGAGGACGCCCTTGATAAAGCAGTTCAGAGAAGGGACTTGACGGATGACGATTTTCAAGAAGACAAAGGATGGGTACCAGCCCCAGACCAAGATTCAGAAAAGAGTGGCTGGTATTTCGACCCCGGATTTGGTGATGTGGGCTGAAAACGCCCTCTTTGTTGTTGGCAAAGATATAACCGCATATCTTCGCACTCGAAATGAGGAGTCATTACAGGAAGCCGACCTTGGGGCGGAAGCGTTGTACGCAATTACCCAAGAACTAAAACGAAGGTCACAGCATGGATGATGAACTTGAGGAAAAGTTTGAAGAGATAACTCCGGAGTTCTATCAAGAAGAGCACGAATCTCAAGAGTTTGAGGATTTAGAAGACGAGTTAGATGAGTTATCTCAAGATTTCGTAAACAAATTAATTGACAAAATTATGCAGTTCATGGTGGTTCTAGTAGGGCACGACCTGCACTCATACCAAAAACCACTAGCACGTCGGATTATTGAATCCGTCATAATTAATGACGGCGAAGAGATTACTGCGCTAGCTTCACGGCAGTCAGGAAAAACAGAAACCGTATCTGACACACTCGCAACCCTGATGGTTATTCTTCCATTGCTATCTCGGCTGTACCCCGACTTATTGAGCAAATTCAAAAACGGTCTCTGGGTGGGGATGTTTGCGCCAACAGAGGCACAGGCGGAGACGTTATTTAGCAGAACTGTTACTCGACTAACCTCTGAACGAGCTACCGAGATTTTAGATGACCCGGAAATTGATGATGACGCAAAGCGCGTGGGCGGTGTCACTAAGATGATTCGCCTTAGTAAATCTGGCTCTACCCTCACAATGATGACCGCGAATCCTCGCGCCAAGATTGAGTCTAAATCATTCCACGTCATTGTCATTGACGAGTGTCAGGAAGCTGACGACTTTGTTGTCTCCAAGTCAATCTCGCCAATGCTTGCGTATTACGCAGGAACAATGATTAAGACTGGTACGCCTACTACTTCTAAGAACAACTTTTATAAAGCTATTCAACTTAACAAGCGTCGGGCTACCGGACGAGCAACCCGGCAAAACCACTTCCAGTGGGATTGGAGAGACGTCGCTAAGGTAAACGAAAATTATGCCAAGTTCATTAAAAAAGAGATGCTTCGTATTGGCGAGGACTCCGACGAGTTTCAGATGTCCTACAACTGCAAGTGGTTGCTTGAGCGCGGAATGTTTGTTACTCAAAGCCTTATGGATGAACTTGGAGATGTTTCACAAGAGATTATTCGTTCGTACCACACAACACCTGTAGTGGTTGGAATTGACCCCGCTAGAAAAATGGACTCTACCGTCGTTACTGTTGTATGGGTAGATTGGGACCGACCAGATGAGTTTGGGTATTTTGAGCATCGTGTTTTAAACTGGTTAGAGCTTCAAGGGGACGACTGGGAAGAGCAATACTTTCAGATTGTTAACTTCTTACAAAACTACGATGTGTTAGCTATTGGGGTTGACGCTAACGGTGTCGGTGACGCGGTTGCTCAACGACTCAAGGTCCTGATGCCTAGGGCGGAAGTCATCTCTCTTACGTCAAGTCCCTCAGAACAATCAAAACGATTCAAGCACTTACAAGCCTTGATGCAACGCCGAATGGTGGGGTTTCCGGCGCATGCAAAGACACGTCGACTTCGAATATGGAAACGATTTATGCAACAAATGGTCGATGCTGAGATTCAGTACAAGGGTCCTAATTTTATGGTTGCCGCCCCGGATGAGAGCTACGCCCACGATGACTTTGTTGATTCACTGGCAATCGCATGCTCAATGACGGTTGACTTAGTAATGCCGGAGATTTCAGTTACCTCAAACGTGTTCTTCAATTAATTTGAGTTTGAGGAGTTTTGCGGAAGAAAACTCGTCAAACTTGTAATTGAAACGCGCATTTCACCAATTAAGGAGTTACATCATGGGCATTGGACCCGCCCCCATTTTCCCGGAGCGTTCGCCTCAGAACTACGACATGAAGGGTGCTGGCAACCTTGAGCGCCGCGGTCCCCTTCGTTTTGAAGAGGGGCTTGCCACCGACACGGATGTCCCCACCGATTTCCAGAAGGGCATCATGAGTGGCTTTGCCGCCGCTCCCGGTCGCCCGAACCGCAATGCACCTGTTTGGCAGAAGCCCGCAGCAGAAACGATGTCTGAGCGTGCCCATGTCGGTTCAGCGGCGTGGATTGAGGCACCGACGTTCCTCGGAGAGTTTGCTCACGGTTCCTTCTCGAACTACGCAGAGCAGACCGTTGAGGTTGTTGCTCGCTCGGGCGCTCGCACACTGCGCCTCAACCCGACCGTAGTAAACGACTAGATTCTGACGAGGGGCTCCGCCCACCTTCGGCTGTATCTAAACGGTAGTAGCTGTGGTGGAGCCCCTCTCAGATTGGAGAGCAAATGTATTCCCGCAACGAACGAGGAAGCCTCGTCCACAAGAACGACCACGAAACTGGTCACAAGGTTCCTACCAACCAGCGTCTTTGGAGCATGATTATCATGCAGGCTAAGGCGCGATTTTCTAAGTACCCGTCCCCCGGGGCTAGCCACTGGGTGCACGACCAGTACATCAAGCACGGCGGACAGTTCGCGACGGTATCAGAGGAAACCCGACGACAAAAACTGGCAAAAAAGCATTTTGAGGCAAAAAAGCGCGAAGAGCTTGCTAAAAAGTCTAGTAAGACTGAAACCTCTAGTAAGAACTCCAAAGAAAAAGGTAAGAAGTAGTGTCCTTCGCTGACTTTTCTCCCGCCAGCTATCGCGCAGCGTCCTCTGACCTCACGATTAGCATCTCGCCCCTTGGGCTTGTAGAGCTGGCTGACGAAGAGTTTGAGGTTCACGGTCCTCGCCTAAACCGCTACTCGCTTAACTGGGCTATGTACCTCGGTCACCACTGGGGCTACCGCCGTGAGCAGGGCGAAATGCAAGTGTCGGTAAACTACTACCGCGCTTTTATTGATTACCTCTCTAGGTTTGTTTTTGGTAAGGGCGTACACTTCCGTAGCCCAAAACTGACGGAAGCCATTATCCCCAACCGACTCGAACGGGTTTGGGAAGTCGACAACGACAAGCAACGCGTTCTATTTGAAATGGCTCAGGTTGGCTCTATCACCGGAGATTGCTTTGTCAAAGTTGCTTACGAAGAGGCGTGGGAAGACTCAATTGGTCGGGTACACCCGGGACGCGTTCGCATCCTTCCCCTGAACAGCGCGTTCTGCTTCCCGGAGTTTCACCCGCACGACCGTACCCGCCTCCTGCGTTTCAAGCAGAAGTACCGCTTCTGGGGTACCAGCCTTGAGGGTACTCGTCAGGTCTTTACTTACACGGAAATTATTACCGACGACATTATCGAGGAGTACATCAACGATGAGCTTATTGATTCGCGTCCTAATCCTCTTGGACAAATCCCGGTTGTACATATTCCTAACATCCCTGTTTCTGGCTCCCCTTGGGGTCTGTCTGATGCTCATGACATCATCTCGCTAAACCGCTCGTACAACGAAATCTCCACGGATGTCGCGGACATCATTAACTACCATGCCGCACCGGTTACCGTCATTGTTGGCGCAAAAGCTTCGAACCTTGAAAAGGGTGCAAAGAAGGTCTGGGGTGGGTTGCCTAAAGACTCGCAGGTATTCAACCTCGAGGGTGGCTCGGCTGGTCTTCAGGGTGCTATGGATTACCTAAACATGCTCAAGGTCTCAATGCACGAGATGATGAACATCCCCGAGACCGCGCTTGGTCAAACCCAAGCGGTTTCTAACACCTCGGGCGTAGCCCTTTCGATTCAGTACCAGCCTTTGATGAACCGTTGGTCACAGAAGACTGCTCAATATGGTCTTGGTCTCGAGCGCATTAACGAGTTGGTCATTCTGAGTTTGATGGTTAAAGAACCAAACGTGATGGTCTACGACCCCACCCTCGATGGTCCTATATCGGCAGGGCAGGCGACTCAGATTGACCCTGCTGACCCGCTCAGCTACCAGAGCCACGCCCAGTTCCCCCAGCCACTCCCGCTTGACAAGCTGGTGCTCCTCAACGAGCTTCAGCAGAAGATGGGCATGGGGCTCGAATCCAAGGAAGGTGCACTCCGTGCCCTTGGCGAGGAGTTCCCCGAGGAGAAGCTCGAAGAGATTCGTTCAGAACTCATTGCCGACGCGGAAGCCGA